CGGAGTTCGGATTCAACATCCAGCCGGGGGAAGGCTTGCCGGTATTCGTCAATTTTACCGGGGGGAAGGGTCCATTCGTTGCCGTTGTTCAGTACAAAAGTATATATTATCTTTATTATAAGGGTGGGTGATTTCCGACTATCAGAATCGGAGTTTCCGACTATCGGATAGTCGGAATTTCCGACTATCAGAATTCGTTTACCTTATAACAATATAAGTTTTCCTTATTATAGCAAGTCTGTCAAGGGAAAAAAGGTTTTTTTTGATTATTTTTGCAATGAATCATTTAACTCACCGCGTTTTTCGTTATTTTTGCTGTTTTTTGTAAAATTTTACGCATTGTAACCCCTTAAAATACAAGGATTTATAAAAATATATGAGAAATTCTCAAAAAATCCTAATTTTGTACTTGACACTATACCGATATATGATATAGTAGTGATAGTAAGGTTGATTGATAACTTAAAACCACATTAAAGGAGAACGAAATGAAGAAAAAGTTTGAAACTTACGAAATCTACCCCGGCGGATTACACGGAGGAAACACTATCATCAGCGGACCTCTGCCGGACGCAGACGGAATAGCCGTTATGACGGAGGCGGAATACGATCAGTCGTTTGGGCACGGCTTTGAGCACGCAGACCACACTGATTATGATGTCACATCGGGCAACGGCCTTGTGGTCCTGCACCCCCAATATATTCCCTTCGACGACAATCGGGTCTTGCGGAAACTCGATACCGGCGGCAGGGGTTAAACAAGTTAATAACAATTTTTCGAAAGGGTAAAAAATGAAAAACGAACTGAAAATCACGAGAAATGGCGAAATGGAATTTTCTGTTGTCAGCGGCAACCATAGCTACCGCGTTGCAAAAACATCGGGGCGTTGGGCGTGTGACTGCCCTGCACGCGGCATGTGTAAACATCTGCGGACGATCCTGTCGTCGTTTGGTATGGGCATTGGCGACACTATAACATTGGGCGCAAATACCGATTCGTCCGATGACGCTGGCCTGTTGTCGCCGGAGGAATTTGATGCCGAGGCCGGGCGAGATGTAATATCCGAACTCAAATATATTCGCAGTGGCCGCGAAAAACGTAATTACGGATGCTAAGCATTTCAGATTGCCAATCTGTTTGTTGCCGCCCCTGATCTGCTGGAGGCGGCAAAAAACTTGCTCGCCGATGTAGAATATGCCTTTGATAAGTACGCCGATAAAATGCCAAAAGGAGTATTACAATGACTAGCTGTATAGACGTTTGCTATGAAGTCTTAAAAATGCTCATCGAGGCGGGCGAGAGTCTCGATTGTGATAATCCATCCCGTCAACTTTGCATGTACTCCGACCTTTCCGGTGTCAACCACGATGAATTATTACGCCGGCTGGGCAACTATAAATTAACCAAAACAGCGGCGGAGTAAGAAACAACTTGAGCCTGAAAAGACGGATCAGGCTAAACGATATGAACGGTTTGATTTTTGATTATTGGAGACAAACATGAACCTTGACGATTATTTAACATTGAGCCAACTGGAAGACGCTACAAATCTTAAATACAGCACCCTGCGGCAGCGGATAAAAAACCTTAAAATTGAGTGCCTACGGGTGCACTCAACATTGAAGCTGTACCCAAAGGACTGTATAGAGAAACTAATCAATTACCCGGATCATCGAAGGAAAGGCCCGTAAAGGGCCTTTTTTTATGTTACAAACCACCCCTGAATAAGAAGGGATTGAAACCCCGTCAGAATTCCTTGACCTGGGCCTTGAGGACCTTCTTGAAATATTCATTTGCTTAAGCTTATAATTGTGTTCGGTCAATGTCGTAAGAACTTGCTTACGAATTGCAACAAACGATGTACTTATGTACGTGAACTGCAATAGTCCTTTGTGCTTGTGTGAGTCAACCTCACGAATGTCAACCGGCAAGCCAGTCCCATTAGCATCTTCATTCTTATAAGCTTCGATATACAACTTAACGTCCATGTTTCTTCCTTTCTTAATTTAGTACTTTATCTTTTATAGGTAAACACTTCGCCGATAAAACATACCGGCATTGTTGACAATTATGGCCTGAATGTGGTTCGCGAGCTCCACACATTAACAACGGACAAGTCTTATACTTACTGCATTGTACTAATGTCGGCTCTTTATTTTTGTTCAAGTTTTGCACGCTTTAACCAGTCCTGTGAGTAGTAAATAAAATCTCTCATATCAACAATGCCATCTTTATTATGGTCGGCGACACTAAACTTAACTTCAAAAACTTTTGGTTCTTTATCTTTTTGCTCAACGATGATTTTCACCCAGTCAAAATCGCCATCAATACCTATACCGAATGAACGACCGGTCCCTGCAAAGTCAAAGAACTCTAATTGCTTTGATGAGTATACGCCTTGAAACTCTTCGCGTATGATGGTGGGGGCGGCGGTTCGCGTCGCCGCCCCCGGTGCATGAACCGCGACTAACTTACAATAACCCAGTCGTCAGAAAGCATGTCGGTCTGAGAAATCAGCCAGCCAACACAGCACTTGCCGTCGGCGGTCCTCATGCCCATCAGACTTGACGGGTCAACACCTGTGATCTGATTGAATCTTTCCACTGTACAAACGGCCGACCATCCAGCAGGCGATACATACTTTTAACAATATCATCACCCTGAGCGGCTTTAAGTGGCTTGACGAATTTCTCTATTTCCTCTGTTGAAATGCCCGAAAGGTCAACTCTGCGGTCAAAATGCTTTAATTTTCCAATCCAGAAGCTATCCGTAAGATAACCCTTGCAGGCGGTATAGGTGTAAACAACATAAGGGTCAAGATATGGCTCACAGCTAACACTTGTCTTAAATCCACGCTGGAAAGCATATTGCAGGCAAGCCAATCTTTCGGCGAAGTTCGGGGCTTCCGGTTCCCAAAATGAAAGAATCTCATCATTCATTGAGCCAATGGTAAACCGAAACATTATCTGATCTCTGAATTCTGTGTAAAAATCGCAAATTACCGTGATGCAACTCCAATGCGGCTTACTGACAATCAGGACTTTATTTCCCGCATCGAGCAATTTTCGTAAAACACAGAGATATTGAGACATATTCAGGGGTGTAAGATCGTGAGTTGACGGAAACATGATAATGCCTTTACGCTTGCCTCGTGGTTGATCGACTTTTTCATTGTCGATAACCGGCTGCGTCCACTGCTCAACAGTGCAGCGGTTAAATCTGTTTACCGCCATCTCACGAGCATAGCAATAACGGCATCCATGTTCACAACCAAGCTGAAAGTTCAAGTTGCTCTTGGCCCATTCCTTAGTTCCAGTTTTCATCACGCCCATTCCCTGATTTAATCCGGTATAAAACTGCTTCTTTTTTCCTTTGCCTTTGAAAATTTCAATCTTCATAATCAAAATTCCTTCACCTGAGCCTTGAGGACCTTTTTGAAATATTCATCAGAGAGGAAATAGCCATTTCGCGGGGCGGTAAATTCTTCGTCCGCTTTGACATTGATAATGTGATCGCCTTCGAGCGGGTACAGTGTTACGTTGTTACATCCCGTTAAGCAAATCATCCAAATCGGACTGCAAATCAGCAGTATCCGCATCACTATCAATTTTTTGTTCTGCTTTTTCATAAGCTTCCCTTTTCGCTTTGGATTCACGGCTGAACCAATCCTTCCAAATCAGGATGATTGAAGAAATTGCCGCAATCATAATTTTCCACCAGTTTTTCATTTTCGTTACTCCAAGGGCTTTTTCCGGCCCCGCTATATTTGTAATAACGAGGCCGGATATGCCGTTTCATCCACCTAATCCGAAACCGTTTCAGTCTCATCATTGTCTGGCACATTGAGGGCGGCCCGCAACGCCTTGATCATCGGAAGCACAATAACATCGTCCCAATGGGTACTGCTATCAGCTACCTTTTCCTCAATCGCATCAAAGGCGTTATCAATGATTTTCTTGACCTGTTCGGCGGTTAGCATCGCTGACATTGCCGCTACCAATGATTTGACCAATTGCAATAATAGTTCACTCATACGAAATCCTTTCTTAAAACTGTTTCCTGCTTAAAAATTGCAGGCGGGCGGGCATCCATACCAGCCCGAACCTGCGAACCACTACAGGATTCCTATTTGTTGTCCGACGCCTCCGCAGCCGTGACACATCCAGTGCAGCGGCGCCGCGGCCAGGTCGATCGAAGTACCGCCTTTAGGCATCAGGCTTTTCCTTTCTGCGTTTTGTCTGATTCTCTTTAATCCGCTTATCCTCAAGGGCGGCTTTGGCTATTATCCTGGCTGAGTCACACTCATTGCAGTTGCCTTTCCCCAGCCAGGTTTCACAAATTTCATGAATTGCCTTTAACTTATCCCACAGCCGTGCATTCTCATGGTTCGCCTCCATCAATTCAGCCGCCATTCTCGCCACATCGTTCCGGTTGGCCGCATCTGGATTAATTGACAACATCGTTACTCTTTCGTTCCACGGTAACATTTTACTTGCCTCCTTTCAGGGCTTGTTCTGCCTTATCCATAGCCGCTTCCCAGGACTTCTGGTAACGGATCAACGGCGGGCCGTTCTGCTCATCGTACAATGACTGCAACGCTTCTTTCAGCCGTTCATTTTCCGCCTCTAATTTCCCCGCCTTCCGACTCCACGCCCCAATCTCCTGAATGGCTATCTTGGCTGTTTCTTTCAGCCGTTCATTTTCCGCCAAAAGAACCGGGTCGGCTTCCGCCGGTGAATTACTCCAAAACTCACACACCTTCAATTCCCCACAGTCCGGGTCGGCTTTACAGTCGGGGTAGTGTTCGCAGGTTTCACAGGTTTTCATTTTTCACTTTCTCCTTAATTTCTATCTTTTATTGTTGGTTATTCAACAGAAAGCGATTTAAGCCGCTCTTTTTCCCTGACCCTACCGTGGGTCGGGTTTTTGTTTTTCTCGCGTCCTGCGCAATCCTCGTAAGCGTGGCGGCAAGCTGAGGGTTTTACTGACTGCCATTTCAGTGGGTGGCTCATATTTTCACCTTTCCATGTGCCATATCGTGACAATCACGACATAAAGCAATCAGATTATCCACTTCATCCGTCCCGCCTTGACTCCTGAAAATCTTGTGGTGAATATCCACGGCCTGACGACCGCACTCCTCGCAGGGGATAAAATCCTGTTCGCCGTAGCCGTGGGCCTTCAGGTAGTTTTTTACGTGGGGTTTCATTCGTGCCTCACCAACCCTTCCCGGTTCTCCGATGAGGTCAGGGCAATGGCAACCGCCGACCACACATCTTTGCGCACTCCGTACAGGGGGCCCGGGGCCTTCTTTGTCCCGATTGCCTTTTCCCGAGTAGAGCCGAACCGATCCATCACGGCCTGCCGGATATTGGAATCCTTGGCCTTCATGGACCCGCAAAGGTGGATCTTGACATTGCGCCGCCCGATAGTGTAAACCTCGGCATGGGAAACGGCCTCTTGAATAAACCGCCCGATCCATTCACAGGTTTGAAAGACGGACTTGCCTACCGCCATGCCCATACATTCCACCCGCTCGATGACAACACAGTCGGCCTCGAATTGCTTGATGATATGGAGCATGACAGGGTTTTCTATGATGTCGTGTTCGATAAACGCGCCGTCCCGGTAAACGGCATAGGCAGATTTTACATTTCCGGGGTCAATTGCTAAGATTTTCACAATACCCCTCCCAATCTCAAAAAGATAATCAGGTTCTCAATACAGCACAGGCAAAGCAGGGCAATCATTATCCGGTATTCCCACTTGATCCACCGGTACTGCCGGTACGCTCTTTTCTGCCATTCGGTAACGGCGTCGAGTTTGGTGATTAACTGTTCAAGGGTCATTGTGCCTCCTTGCTTTTTTCAAAGTCCATTTCGCAGATCATCAATATCACTTTGTAAACCTGCCTTGTGCTTTGGGGTCGCCCAGCACCGTTATTTCAAGATCATACTGATTCATTTCCTCTTGTCCTCCCCGCCAATGCCAATCCACTTGAACAAACCGAGCCTGCTGGCGATTCGCTCATCAAAACTTGCCTCAAGGTTTTTGCGCGACTTGTTAGTGCTGATGAACGTTGGCCTGCAAGCCTCAAGGCGGCTATCGATCAGCACGAATATCGTCCGGTTGCTAAAATCGCTCTCGTTCCTGCCGATGGAAGTTGTCGAGCCGATGTCCTCGATGATCAGACAATCACAATCAATCATCGGTCGGATAACATCAAGTTCCGTTAGCCTGCTGCCTTGCTTGTAAGTGTCCCTGATTTGCAGGCAGAGCATTTCGTAGGTAACTCGAACAACTTTTTTGCGTTTGAGAATAAAGTGCCTTGCTAACGCACACAAAGCAAAGCTCTTGCCTCTGCCGACCGGCCCGAAAAGAACAAGCCCTATTTTGCTGTCGAAACTCAGCAATGCTTCCTTGACTGCTTTGCTTAAACTGCGAAGATGAGCACCGGCAAACAGCGGCGGTATAACCTTGCTCAAAGATTGCCGCATCCGTGCGGCTCTGTCCATCCTTGCTTTTCGCAGCTCTTGGCGTGCGTATTCTTCACGCTGCTTGTCCGCACATTCGGGACAAAACTCGCTTGTCAGTATCTGAGCGAATAGCTTTGTTACCTCGAACAGTTTGCCGCACTTGCAGAGCTTAGTTTGGGATAAGTGCCTGTCCCCAGTCCTGTTCGCTAAAATTCGGCCGATGGTTTGGATTTGACTTTGGTGCATGTTTGTTGCCGCCTTTCTCTTGCGTTCGAGCAAACCAGTTTGTCAGAAATCGCCTGTAATTTTTCTTGAGTTTTGAAGGGTTTGAGATAAGCCATTGCGCAGCCTGCTTGATTGACAATTGAACATCTACCGCCGGATAAGCTTCAGACCACGCCAGAATATCTTCCGAGGTTATGTTTTCAAAACCACCTGACTGAAACGAGAATGTAATTTTTTCTTTTATATTATTATTTTCTTTTATTGAAGATGAAGATGAAGATGAAGATATACACGTTACT